GCTGTATTCATCGGCCAGGCCGTATATAATGCAGTCAGTTGCAGTCAGCCAGGTTTCGTTGTCCATAAGTTTGGTCAGCTTACTCTCTGATATTTTCCCGCCTGATTTCTCTAGGTACGCCTGGCGGTTACCCTGCATAATAACATCCAGATTGTCGGCAGTCTTGCGCAGTTCGGCTGCGTTACCGATAGTAACCACCCAGCAATTGTGGACCATCATCATGGCGTTTTTGGGCATGATGATCTTGTCACCGGCCATAGCTATTACTGAAGCTATTGAGCAAGCGAAGCCATCGATATACACGGTCTTAGCCGCTGAGTGGCGTTTGAGCAGGCCGTATATGCCGGTCCCTTCGAGCAGGGAGCCGCCCAACGAATTGATATAGACATTAATCTGTTTTAGATCAGAGTGCTTGGCCAGTTCATCCTTAAGGTATTTCGCCGATGTATCGCTTATAATCATCTGGTCGGTTCGCGGGTCGTAATAATCTTCGGTAACATCACCATAGATATAAAGATCCAGGGTGCCTGGGCTTACTGACTGGGTGACTGTTGCCATTCGCTGTTTCGTTTTTTTCAAGCAGGATCACTCTCCTTTACATTTCACTATCATCATCGGCCGGTTCAATGCTGGCACCCTTCAGGCCAAGCTCGTTTAAGATCTTCAGCATCTGGTTATTGGTGCGCTTTAGCTCGATAATGCTACCGTTATTTTTGGTTCCTCGTTGCCCGTGGCCGTTGTCCCACTCGACTATTACCCCGCGCGCCTTGATGTCTTTTATCAGGCCTGTTTTTATGTCCCACAGGGCCATGTAGTCGTTTATAAGATCCAAGTAATGGCTGCCATAAACGCCCTTTTGCTCTAACTGGTTTATCAGGTCGCGTTTGATGTCCGTTTTCCGTGCCACGTTTTCACCCCCCCTGTTTTATGAAAAATATAAAAAATCTCTCTTGTCTGATACCCCTCCCGGTCGGCGTTCCCCAAATTAATCTCCATTTCCCAAGATGGGGGGCCTTTGACGGTTTAACCGCCTGGAGGGTCCCGGCCCTTTTCATCTTCCACCTTTTGCCGGACCCTGGCCGCCAATTTGTCTAAACCTATATGATATTTCAATATCTGTAGGCCTCCCTGATCCGTTCCACCTGGCCGTTATCTCCTACGATCAAGTAATAGACATTTCCCTTCGCGGTTAGCCCCAGTGCTATCACTGGCGCCGCCATCTGGTTCCCGTTGTCGTCATACGTTCTGGCCCTCAGTGCCTCGGGTGCCGGTATGAGTTGAATAATCTTGTCCTGCCTTTGCTCCATCTCCACAATCCTCCATTTCTTTAATCCTTGAATATTGATAGAAATTCCTGGTCACTAATCCCTGAAGTATCAACCTTGTCTGCCATCCGGGTTTCAGCCCTGATCCTGAACATATCCATGTAGTGTATAGCCTTTAACAAGGTATCTTTGGTCCTTATGTCCAGTACCTTCTGATATTCCCGGTTGAGCGCCAAGGCTGCCAGCTGGTCACGGATCTTCTTTGTATCCGCTCCCAGATCTGTCCAAACTTTTGGAATCATACTTTCCACCTCCCATATTTGGTATTTACTGGTTGCCCCATTGTTTTTCACTACCACACTCGCGAACCCCCATTTGGTGAGGGTTTGAGCTATGGGGACGCTTGGGGACGGATTTTTAGTAACTTTCTACGCGATAGGTGTTCTAGAAAAGTTACTATTTTTCTATCCCCATCCGTCCCCATTGTGGTAGCTACGTCCCTCAAACTCCGGAAAATCGGGGATTAGACGGTACCCCAGAATCAGTGTGGTTTTCTCCCCACCCGATTTCGGCCTGCGTTTAACAACATTTGTCGAACTGGAAATTAGGTTTTTGAAATTGGAAGAATTCTCAGGGAAAAACCCGTTAGCCTGGCACCATGATTTGTAGCGACTGTATGCTTCACTCGTGCGGGTTTCGGCCAGTGAATCCTGCTCAAATTCATCCTCCAGGAACCGGGAGATCTTATCACTGCTGCGCCGGTAATCCTCGGTAGCGTTGCGGACAGAATCGGGAGCATCAAACCCGGTCTCTTCTATCAAACGTAATCCCTCCAGGCACCAGTTGAGTATCCCGCTCAGGTTTTCCGGCTGGGTTAACTCGGCTTTCAATCCTTGATCCTGTTCTTCGTACGGAAAATGCCGCTCAAACGGGATGATCTTAACCCGGCCGGATTCGAATACCGTGGTATCCGTGACGGTGGGCAAATGGTTAGTATTGATGAATAATTTGTATTGCGGCACATACTCGATGGTATTCTCGTATAGGTATCTGGCGTTGATCGTATCCTGCCCGGTCATCGTTTTTATCAGGGCCGCGCTTAATACTAATCGCTTGTCCGGCTCAGAGATATTAACAAAACGTGCCCCGATGAGCCTTGCCATATCCTCATTGGGCCCGCTGGCGTTCGGATTATTCTTTTGTGCCACTGTATCCGGCCGGGCCGCTTTCCCATAATCGCCCACCAATTGCTTGTATGTTTCCATTGTCGTGCCTTTTCCGTTCCGTGTCGTGGGCCCATACAATATGAAAAAACACTCGCGCCGGGTGTCGCCGGTGAGGGCGTAACCTAAAGATTTTTGCAGGAATTCTGCCTTGTCCTGGTCGCCTTGCATTATCTCATCGATAAACCGGGTCCAGCGTTCACTTTTCACCCGTGGGTCATAATTCACCCCGGCCAGTTTACTGAGCAGGTCGGCAGGTAAGTGCTTGTGGAATTCTCCCGTCCGGAGGTCCAGGGTTCCATTCAGACAATTGAAGATGAACGGGTCCGCATCGAAGGCCGCGATCTTAATCGGGTAGACGCTGGCTGCATCCCTGATGATTGTCTCCCGGAAGCCCCGGCGCTGCCATCTGGCGACATGTTTCATATAATTTTGTTTTAGCCCCTCGTCTTGCAGGGATAGAGCATAAATCATAAGGGAGTCGCCTAGTTTCTTGGCCAATTCCATCACTTGAAGATCGCCAAGATCCTCCCGCCAGACTCGCCCGTCATAGACATACCATTTCTTGCGCTCCGGAACATACCGGGCTATGTCCTGGTACCAATCCGCGAAGAGGTAGCCGCTGCCCATATCATGCCAGCCGTATCGCTCATTCTTTTCTGGATGCAGATCAGATAAGGTGCGCTTATTGGTGCCTGTGCCGGTGGTGAATTGGGCGGCCCGTTTCTCGAAATGGGCTTGGGGGTTGTAGGTGTTTCTACATTTGGTGATGGCTTCCTGGATGGTTATGGCTCCGTATGTAGTGCCGCTCTGCTGCCTGTCCCATTTGTCACGCATGAGGCCGGAAAGTCTAAATAGCCTGTCCATCCGATCAGCGTTGCGGTTGGTCCAGAAGGCGAGCATATTGCATAGAGCCATATCGGCTTCACTGGCCGATTCATAGCCGCTGGTCTGTCCATTCCACAGCTGACTGAACGCAGTGCCATTATGTGCTTTCATGGCGCGGGCCACCAGGTCGAAATCGTCATCACCGTTATCTGCAAATAAGTCGCGGGCCTGCGGTGGTGGTTGGTTCGCGTCTTGATTGTCCTGCTCACGCTTCATATACTTGTCCAGAATTATCTGAAGTTCAGAGCCCCGCTCCTCAATATCCTGGCCAGGCGTTACGGGATTACCGGTGACAGTGACATACTTATTGGTTGCCCCAGCCACGTATACTTCCAGCCCGATGCTCTGCTTATTAATGTAATACCGGGCTTTATCATAAATAAGGCCGGGGGCCTTAAAAAGAATCCGTATACCGCGCCCGCTTGGGCTGTATTCGGTGTATGTTTCCATTGTGGCTATAATATCGGTAGCCATTTCCGATAACTGCCCCTGGTCATCGATGCAGTGGTCAATGTCAATGGCGCTGTATCCGTCGAAGATCCCTAAACCCATGCCGTCATATCTGTCCTGGGCCGCCTCCGCAACGGCCACCGGCGCAAAGGTTGATGGGTTGTTTGACTGAGCCCCTCCACCGGTGCGGGGATTATAGGGAACCTTCGTGGTCTTACCATCCCGCTCTTCATATCTCCACACGCAGAACCGGCCATTGTTTCTCAGCTGTTCAGGCAGTGCGCTGACGTTAGTCATATCCCCCGCCCCCGCCTCACCTGGCACAGATCGCATAGTCCCAACTCCACCAGCAGATCCGGCAGCAACCCGCGCCTTTTGCGGTGCCGAAGTATTGATTCATAATCAAACTTTGTGTTATGCTTGTATTGATGATTAGTTATCACGCGTCCATCTCCTTTCTGTCGCCCGGTTCGATGAGCCGGGCTCTTTATTTCTCTAACCGTAGATCTTCCGCAACTTGCCATAGCCCTTGGTCTCTTCCACTGGCTTAACACTGGCGGCCTCCTGCTGCTCTATCCAGGTATCGAGCCCCTCTTGGGAGAACAGTACCCGGCTGCCAATCCGAATGCAGGGGATCTCTCCCTGTTTTGCTTTCTGCAGGGCGGTATAATAACTGATCTTCAGGTAGTCCGCGCCCT